AATGGAAAAGAAAATTGACATCCAGGAAGTTTTGGGTAGCCGTGGCAAGTGCGGCTTTTATTATTTTATCCGAGGGACTTGGTCTAAACGTGGACAGCGACTTATACTGGAAAATCGTTTCCCTTGCGCTTGGCTATATCTTCGGCGAGGCGGCAGTAGACATTGCACGGGCAGTAAGCAAGACCGAGGGGCAATGAGCCCCTCTTTTTTGTTCCCACCCGAGCGGTTAAAGGAGTTCCGGATCACCAGAGACTGCGGCACGGATTTTTTGCTCGGGGGAGGGTTCGTTGTAACCTTCTTCTAGAAAATAGCTGACATTTATTTTAAATATTTTTGCCATTAATTGAAGGGTTTCTATGCTTGGTCTTTTTTTATTGGTTTCATAATAAGCTATTGCGCTTTGACTTAAATTAAGTTTATCTGCAAGCTCTTTTTGTGTTAATTTATTTAATTCCCTTTGCTCTGCTATTTTATGGCCTATATCCACATTACCACCCCCTTAGCTTTATTATAATATAACTTTCAGTCATAATAAAGATTTATGACCAAAAGATATAAAATCTGTTTTTACCTATTGACAAATATGACTTTCAGTTATATAATGACTATAGGTCATTGAAAGGTGGGTAGAAAATGAAAAACATTAGACTGATTAATTTAAGAAAAAAACATGATCTTACCCAAGAGGAATTGGCTAACATCGTTAATACATCACAAAGCAACATTGCAAAAATAGAAGCTGGAATACGTGACCCTAGAAAAAAATTAAAAATAAGGATAGCTAGGTTGTTTGATGTTTCAGTAGATTGGCTTTTTTATGAGGAAATAAATGACCAGTGGACGCGGAGGGGCACGAAGTGAATTTGTGAAAGGAGTTGTAACTATGGACTATACCGGCATCTGTGCCGCATGTTTCGAGCCGATACGGGAACAGCCCTTCAGGTTCAGGCCAAAAGGAAGGAAATTCCATAAAGCATGCGCCCAAAAAGAGGGCAATTACTACGTCCGGCTGGAGAAGCGGCTGGCAAGGAAGGAGGGGAAATAACAGTGCCGCTAAGAAAATGCCCCGACTGCGGCGCGGTCCGTTACTCGGCGTATGGTGGCGACTGGAGGTGCGACGAGTGCGGGGCGACAGTGAGCAGGGAACATAATATCACGGAAAGGAGGGAGACAAATGCAGCTACTGGCAAGTTTCGTAGGTAAGAACCGTGACTTCCGGGCCTGGCTGGCGGCAGGAATGCCGGCAAACGTGGTAAGCCTGGCGGAGTATCGGAGAAGAAGAAAAGCCGCCTGGAGAGCGGCGAGAGCGAAGTTGTTTAAACCAAGCATAGCATAACACAATCGCTGTGCTGTTATTCAACAGTATAGCATGAAACGAGAGGAAATACAATGATTGGAAAGCTTTATAAAACATTAAAAGATAACGAATTCGATCTCTTAGGCCACTGTACCTGCTGTGTAGGCGATAAGTGGACCGGCCACGCCAGTTATTGCAAAGTTGGCCGGGCGCTGGAAGAATACGAGGCTAAACTGATCGGTGACGAAGTTAAAAATAACCTTTGCGCCGCTATTGAAACAATGAAGGAGTTTCAGAGCAAACACTACGATTGGCAATATGTTCGGACTAAAACAGAAGCGCTCTTGAAACAGTTAGAGTGCATTTTGGATAGTTTTGAAGACCTAATCGAAGAGATAAAAAAAGTCGAAAAAGAGGAGGCGTGTGCCGGATGAAAAGACCAGAACTGCTTGCTCAATACGAAACCCAACAGCTTAAAAATAAGCTTCTGGAGTTCCCGGAATTAATCAAGAAACAAAAAGCCATCCTGCGCGACTTAAGAGAAAATCTCAAAAATGCATCACAGACCATGGCCATACTCGAGGCAGACCTGGCCACAGAAATTGCTGCAGAAATTGATCCCAATACGGGCAAGTACAAATTCTCCAATGATAAGGCGCGTCAGGCAGAACTTGTGCGGCGGAAGATGCAGGACCCGAAATGCCAGGAAGCGGCCATGGACGCTGAGGCGGAATTACAGAAAATCTTAAAGGGAGGGACAAGGAGTGATTAATGATTTGATATATGCACCTGATGAGCCGGTTGGGACATGCACACTACACGGCGGTGAGCACGAATGCCCCAAATGGCCGGATATGTTTCCAGGTGCTTGTTGTTGGTTGAGCTGTTCAGAACTTTGCGGAGCGGCATGTTATTTTGCATTAGGTGTTCATGGGAAAAATTGCGAGCATTACGGGGGCGATCGTAGTGAGTATATTAGCAACCAAACTGCAAGTAAAGTCGAGGCCATACCTGGAACTGGGCAAAAACTGCATACAACTTTACAGCCGCTTTGAGGATCGGGAACTGTGTAAAACAGTATTCGGTGCCAAATGGAACCCAACAGATAGGTGCTGGGAATATCCTTTGAGACCGGAAACATTGAATCAACTTGTATCGGCGTTCCCTGGCCTGACGGTAGATCCGCAGGTGAAACTGGCTATTGCTGATATTGCAGAGCGGGAAGCCTTGGCAGCTCAGGTAAAGGCAGAGGGCTGGCAAAACGCCAGGCCGGTGGAGCCAATGCCGATCAAAACGAAGCCGTACAGGCACCAAATTGCCGGGTACAATATGGCGCTGAACCTGCCGGCGGCGGGGCTTCTTTACGAGCAGGGTTGCGGGAAAAGTCTTACCGCCATTGCCATTGCCGGCCGGCGGTTCCAGCGGGGGGAAATACAGCGCTGCCTTGTGGTGGCCCCTGCTTCGGTAGTGCCGGTATGGCCACTGGAATTCTCACTACATGCTGACTTTCCCCATGAGATGCTGGCCTTGGAAGGGTCGGTAGCAAAACGGGTAGAAGCACTGATGGCCTGGAAGCCGAATCCAGGCAAGCTACAGGTAGCAGTGATAAATTACGAGGCCACCTGGCGGATGGAAGAAACGCTTGCCAAGTGGAAGCCATGCATGATTATCTGTGACGAAAGCCAGCGCATCAAGACACCCGGCGCAAAGCAGAGCAAATGCCTCCATAAGCTCGGCCGGCAAGCAAAGTACCGGCTAATACTTACCGGGACACCCGTCACTCAAGGCCCACTAGATTTCTTTAGCCAGTACAAATTCCTCGATCCCATGATCTTTGGCAACAGCTACTACGCCTTTCGGGCCCGGTATGCCATCATGGGCGGGTATGAAAAACGACAGGTAGTAGGATATAAAAATTTGCCGGAACTCATCAAAAAAGCCCACTCGATTGCATTCCGGGTGACGAAGGAGGAGGCATTGGATCTTCCGCCATTTACTGACCAGGTACTGTATTGCGAGATGGAACGAAAGGCCATGAGTATATATGCCCAGCTTAAGAAAGAGAGTGTGGCTGAGCTATCAGAAGAAAAGGTTTTAACTGCTACGAATGTTTTGGCCCGGCTACTGCGACTCTCCCAGCTCTCCGGCGGCTTTCTGGGAGACGGTGAAGGCGGTGTTGAGCAGGTCAGCAAAGCAAAGATGAATCTGCTGAATGAAACGCTTGACGACATTCTTGGAGCGGGGAAGAAGGTCATCGTCTTTGCCCGGTTCCTGCCGGAGATTGCGGCAATACGGAAGCTACTCGAAGCTAAGGGCATTGATTACGAATGGATTGCCGGGGAAGTGAAGATGGAAGAAAGGGGGGAAGCGGTTAGGCGGTTCCAGGAGGATGAGGGCTGCAAGGTGTTTGTTGCCCAGATCCAGACTGCCGGCTTGGGCATCACGCTCACGGCGGCGGATACGGCGATTTTCTATTCACTTGACTTTTCGTTCGCGAACTACGACCAAGCGAGGGCCCGGCTGCACAGGATCGGGCAGAGGAATGCGGTGACTTATATCCACTTTGTGGCCCGTGGAACAGTTGACGAAAAAATACTGGAAGCCCTGAAACAAAAACGGGATGTGGCCACTGAGGTGGTGGATAACTGGAGGGACTATTTTAAGGAACCAATATAAGAAACAAAAAAGGAGGATGCCTAATGGAACAAGCCATAGCGTATCAAGTGGGTACAGTTGACGATATATTCAGCCTTGCGGACCGGCTGCAGAAGCTGAAGGAACACAAGAAGCAACTTGAGGCTGAGACCAAGTCCGTTAATGCCGAGATTGAGGAAGTGGAAACGCAACTGGCAGGGCTAATGGTAGACCAAGAAATGCAGAACTTCACCAGAAACGGACAGATGTTCTATTTAAGCACAAGACTTTATGCCAGTGCCGTGGCAGAGCGAAAAGAAGAACTGTTCACATGGCTGAAAGAGAACGGTTATGGCGATCTGGTTTACGAAACAGTAAACGCCAACAGCCTGGCTGCTTTTGTCCGGGAGCAGATGGAGGAAACAGAACAGCTGCCGGAAGGTTTGGCAGAGCTTGTAAATGTGTTTGAAAAAACCACTGTGGGCATGAGAAAAGCACCGGTTAAGAAGAAGTAGATAGCGGGAACCGGCCATGAAAAGAAACAGGGAGGAATGAATGATGACTGAAAAAGCTTTGGCGGTTGTTGACAACATTAATCTGCCGGCGTTGAATAACGACCTGGCAATGGCGATTGCTGAGGAAATGGACGGGCTTTCAATCGAGTTTGACAGGGTGAAAATCCCGTCCGGTGGAGGACTGGCCTTTGAAATCCCGAGCGATGATCCGGACAACCCGGAGCTTGCTAAAGAGATTGTTGGCGTGATAGTGGACCAGCACCCAGTGAACGCATATTGGGCGGTAAAATACAGTGGCGAAAACAACCCGCCAGACTGTTCCAGTATGGATGGAAAGGTGGGTATAACAAAAGATGGCCAACAAAGAGACTGTGCCACCTGCCCACATAACCAGTGGGGGAGCGATGAGGACGGAAGAGGAAAAGCCTGTAAGAACATGCGGCGCATTTATATCCTGCCGGAAGGTGAGATGTTCCCGTTATTACTCACCTTACCACCTACTTCACTGAAAAACTTCGCCAACTATCTGGCCAAAAGGGTCATCGCAAAGGGCCGGAGAAGCCGTGATATTTTGACTAAGGTTACGCTCAAGAAAGCGACCTCAAGCGATGGTATCACCTACAGTCAAGCCACCTTTGCTCTTGCCGGTGTACTCAATAATGAGGATGCGAAGAAAATCGAAGAGTATGCCCGCGGCATTAAGGCTGTCACCCGGAAACTGCAGGTTATGGCTGATGAGTACATCCAGGATGATAGCGGCGAGGACATTATGTAACAGGGGGCTTTATGCCCCCTGGAAATTAAAAATAGAGGATGTAAATTATGTTTGACTTCGTTTTTTATAATCAGCCATTCAGGCGCTGGATACTAAAAATCTATGAGTATTTGCCCGGAAAGCTGCGGCCATATGTTCTGGGCAAGCTGTATCCGGACGATTGCCTGATAACCATTGCGGATGGATAAGGGTTAGACAGAGCTTAAGGGTGGTGGGTAAATGCCACAAAATGAATTCCTAGATGCGGCATTGACATATATCGGTTTGGGCTGGAATGTCATCCCGCTCAAACCTAAAGATAAAAAGCCACTCCTGTCGTCCTGGCGGGAGTGGCAGAACAAAAAGGTCACAGAGGATATAGTAAAACAGTGGTGGCAAAGGTATCCTGCTGCCAATGTGGGGATACTTACAGGTACAATCAGTGGCATTGTCGTGCTGGACGTGGACGGAGAAGCTGGCCGGCAGTCCCTGTCCCAAATAGCCAAGGGCCTGCCGCCCACGCCCATCAGCAACACCGGGAAAGGTAGCCACTATATATATGCCCACCCCGGATTTGAAGTGAGGAATTTCGCTGGGAAGCTCCCCGGCCTCGACTTCCGCGGCGACGGCGGCTACATTGTCGCACCGCCTTCAATTCATCCTTCAGGGCGGAAATATGAATGGGCCATTGACCCGGGAGCAGTGCCACCGTCACCGATGCCGGAATGGCTACTGAAACTGCTTGAACAGAAGAAGGAAGCCAATGGCGGAGGGATTGACCCTTTAAAGGTGCTTGCCGGCGTGCCGGAAGGACAGAGGGATGAAACGCTTTTCCGCTATGCCTGCCGGTTGAGAGCCAAGGGCATGGTCAAGGAAGAGGCCTTAGCTCTGGTTTTGCAAGCGGCCAAGAACTGCACGCCACCTTTTCCGGAAAAAGAGGCCAAGGCAAAAGTAGAAAGTGCCTGGCGGTATCCAGGGGGGACGGAAACGGAGCAATTAGTTGTGCAACTAGAGGATATAGCTAAAGAGCCGGAAAAGGTTTGGGAAAAAGAAATTATTGGCGCATTGGCTATCCTCAAAAAAGAAGAACCGGCGGAGTACGCCAGGCTAAAGGCGGAGCTAAAGGGTAAAGTCAATCTAAACGACCTGGAAAGAGCGGTAAATAAACAGATAGCAGAAAACCAAAAACTGCGTATCGTGGAGCCCGGCGAAGAGCCGGAGCCGTTGGAAAACATCCTGCCAGAACTGCCACTGAAAGAACTCAGACGTCCCTACCAGTGGACAATCAACGAAAATGGAATATGGCAAGACACAAAGAACGGGCCAATCTGTGCTTGCCCGGTGCCGGTGATCCTCACTCAACGTTTGAAAAACGTGGATACCGGAGAAGAGAAGGTAGAAATTGCTTTTTACCGTGACCGGGAATGGCACCATATCAAGGCAGATCGGACCACAGTTTTCAGCAGGACAAGCATCATCCAACTTGCCAACAAAAGCCTCCCGGTGACCAGCGAAAACGCCCGGGATTTAGTTAGGTACCTGCAAGACCTTGAGAGGGAAAACCTGCACTCATTGCCCATCCGCAGGTCCACCAGCACCCTTGGCTGGGTGGGAAACAATTTTCTTCCCGGGGCCCAAGGCGACATCGTGCTGGACCTTGAAGACGGTACAGCGGCCATCGCTGATGGATACCGGGAAAGCGGTACACTGGCAAAATGGGTTGAGAGCATGGAGCAGGTGCGAAAGTATCCTATATCTCGGTTCATGCTTGCTGCTAGCTTTGCGGCTGCGTTTCTGAAACTAGTCGGGCAGAGGGTGTTCATTATCCATGCGTGGGGAGGCACCAGGGGCGGGAAAACAGCAGCACTGAAGGCTGCCTTGAGTGTGTGGGGTTGCCCGGAGGACCTAATAGCTTCATTCAATGCTACCAAGGTGGGACTGGAGAGACTGGCGGCCTTCTATTGCGACCTTCCCCTGGGCATAGATGAAAGGCAAGCGCTTGGAGACAAGCAGGGCTTTGTAGAAAGCTTGGTCTATCTCCTGGGCCTGGGTAAGGGCAAGGTTCGGGGAGCCAAGAATGGCGGCTTGCAGACCTTTAGCCAGTGGAGAACAGTAGTCTTGTCCACAGGGGAGGAGCCGCTATCCACAGATAACAGCTTAGGTGGTATTAAGACTAGGGTTTTAGAGCTTTATGGGCGGCCTATCCCGGACGAAAATGTAGCAATGCAGGTCCACAACGAGACAGGTTTATATTTCGGTACTGCCGGGCCGGAATTCATTCGGAAAGTGTTAAGTAGCGGCATAGACTTCCAGTCTGAGTACATGCAGATCCAGGAAGAACTGAAGAAAAGGTATTCGGACAACATGAGCAGCCATGTCACGGCCATAGCTGTGGTGATGCTGGCAGACTACCTGGCCAGCCAGTGGATCTTTGGATTGGACGAAGAGCAGGCTTTCGAAGAAGCATTGTCTCTGTGTGAGTCGGTTGCCGGGATGCTGGAGACGGCGGCAGAGGCGGATGATGGGTTACGAGCTTATGAATATTTGATGAGTTGGTTTCATGTGAACATTGAAAAATTCAAGGAAACTGGTATTAATGAACGATACGGCATGATTGATTATGAGACAATTTACATTTATCCAACAATCTTTGAAAAAGCCATGAGAGAAGGTAATTTCAACCCAAGCCGGATGCTCCGGGACTGGGCTGAAAGAGGCTGGATTGAGACAGAAGTAAGGGGAGAAAAACAGCGGTTCAAGGTGAGGAAGTATGACAAGGGAACCGGAAAGCAGTCTTACTTCGTAGCAATCAAAACAGGCATGGAACTCCAGTAGTGGCCTAGTGGCCTATAGAGTGGCCTATATAGTGGCCTATATGAAAACCCTTGCAAATCAAGGCTTTAAATACAAATATAGTCCACTAGGCCACAAATATAGTCCTTACTCTTAAGAAACACCTACACCCTTAAAAAAGTAAAGGTAAGGGGATAAAGGGGGGTGTCTCTAATAGATGTGTATTTTTTTAAAAAAAGTGGCCTAGTGGCCTATAGTGGGTCATAAACTCCGATGATTTAAGGGTTTTTGGCATGTCAATATATAGGCCACTTTGGTGGCCACTCGAGAAAAATAGTGGCCTATAGTGAGAAGGAGTGGACTACAAATGAGTCTTGCAAAACGACTGAAAAGCGTCAGTGAGCCGGCGGGGGAACCGGCAGAAACCCAAACACTGGACCCAAGACCAGACCTTAAAGAAGATTCCCACCTATGGGACAAGTTGTTAAGACTTGCAAATGATGTTGATACAAACCTGGCCGCTACATTGAACGGTTTCCGCTGCATGGGGACGAGGATAAAAAAAGGCAGGACCGGCTATGTCCTGCGCCCGGATGTGGACCCATCAGGGGACAAAGCTTGGGAAACAAAAGAGCAATACGAGGAGGCAAGGGATAAATGGTTAAGGCCTCATGCAAGAAAAATCGCAAAACTGCTGCAGAAGCTTCCGAAAAAAGCATAGTCAATTCAATCATTCGTTATCTGAACAAGCAGCCGAACTGCTACGTAATCAAAACCTACGGAAGTATATACAGCGCAGGGCAGCCAGACCTGCTGGGCTGCTTCCAGGGGAGAACCCTGGCCCTGGAAGTTAAGCGGCCCGGCGGGAAGCCAACCAAACTGCAAATGGCCATGCTCAAGAAATGGGAAGCGGCGGGGGCCATTGCGGCAGTTGTCCACAGTGTGGAGGAAGTGAAGGTGGTGTATGAAAAATGGCGATAATTCAGAGTCTTTGCTGGGATTGCATAAAAACGTTGAAATGCGACTGGATTTTGAACAAAAAGCGGATATGGAAAGAGGCACTCGAGAAAAGAAAATATTATGCGTCTAAGAAAAAAGAATATGTTTCTTACTTGGTTGTTGCATGTGACCATTTTGAGGAGGAGGAACAATCGAGATGAAACGCACAGGGGAACTTCGTGATGCTCTTGGCGCCCCCACGGCGCTGGATAAAGACGACCGCACTTTTGAAGAACAAATGGAAGACATTGGCGTCGAAGTCGTGAAGCCAAAATTGACCTGGTATAAGACCATGACCCAACGGCGCGGCAAAGTTGGACTGAAAGATAAAATCAGCCTGAATAAATCCTGTCTTACTATTGGCGGTGAAGTCGTCGAAAAAATCGGGGCAGATTCGCTGCTTAATTTTGGGCTATACGAGAAAAACGGTAAGAAATATATTGCAATGCGGACAAGCAAAAAAGACGGCCTGAAGTTGAGCAAAACAAAAGCGAACTCTTACCGCGTAGGGTCCCAGGCGCTGGCAAAGTGGCTGCTGGAGCAGGGTATGCCGCTCGGAAAATATAGGCTTCAGGAGATCAAAGGCGGCTGGCTGGCCGTACCGGAGGGAAAAAGATGAAAGAATCCGAAATACAGGCACAAATCAGAGACTATTTACGCTTATGCGGCTGGTTTATTGTGAAAATACATCTTTAGGCGTAAAACTTGACAGGGTGCTTTGTAAAGTGAAAATTCAGAAAGACGTGGAGCATCTGGCCGGGGAGAAGCAGTTACAGTTGGGGAGGTGAGCGGGGTGTGAACGAAACCTGCAGGCAGTTGGTTGCGCGGATGGTGGTCAACACAATAGCAGGAAGACGAAAGCAGGCCTGGGAGTTGTATGAACTGTACACAAAAGAAAGATGGCTGCATGTGTCAATCAGGGAGATTCTTGAAGCGAAGGGGATGTTTTTCGGTGAAACAAAAAGAAATTGAGGTGAGGAAGAATGAACGGTATTGAGTGGGTTGAACGTAAACCAAGATGGTGTCCAGCGTTGAAGGAGGTCGAACACGATGGCTAAAGCAATATTGGAGTTAGAGATGCCGCAGAGTTGTAGAGAATGCCCGTTTTATAAAATAACTGATATATGCGACATTTTATCAGCTTGGAATAATTACATGCCTGTATTGGTACCGAGTGAAGGCAAGCATCCTGATTGTCCACTTAAAGAGGTTGAGGAGGATGAATGATGAGAGAGATTATAGGGGAAGAGGAGAATACAAATGGATGGCATTACAGAAGTATTTTATTACATTAGCTTAATTGCAGAGAGAAATAATGTGCGGAATATCAGAGAGCTTGATGGGCTTTGGAAGTGCAAAGTTGACGAGGATTGGGAGTTCAGGGTAAACGGACATGATGAAGAAATAGATGGTATACCTCCTTATTATGCTTTAATTGTCTACCGAGGACTACCAGCAGGATTAGTTAATCCATTTGGTGGAACTATTGCAGCTGGACAAGTGGTAAATGAAGATGCTTTTATAGAAGCTATGAAGAAAACAATGGAATAGCAAAAAAGGAGATGATTGAAGTTAATGAACAAACCACCTAGAGTTTGTTACACTTGAAAAAGCAAAAAACAACCCCTTCCGGGGTTGTGGTAATGATTACCAAGTCAAGTATACCACAGCCAGGGAGGGAGGGCAAGATGAAACTTAAACGAGCGACATATAGACACATAGAAAAGGAGGTCGAACACGATGCCTAAAGCAATATTAGAGCTTAAAAAAATGCCTAATGCTTGTTATGGTGACGGATGCCCGTTTTTCAA